TTCACGTTGTCCCGGTGTGGGAGACTAAGCTGAAAACAGCCGAGTTTGAAAATAAACTTTATAATAGAAGCTCGCACTTCTCTTTTGAGATTAAAAATAATAAATTAAGACTGTATCCCATTCCTTCAAGAAACCACCCAGAAAAAATGTGGCTGGAGTTCTCCGTAGGGGCAGACAACTGGGAAGCAGAACCAACACAAGCAGGCGAAGCCGCTCGTGACATTGGATTGTATGGTGTCAACAACTTAAACACTCTACCTTTTGCAAACCTTCCGTTTGATAAGATCAACGCCATCGGCAAGCAGTGGATTCGTAGGTTTGCGCTGGCTTTGTCCAAGGAGATGCTTGGTCACGTCCGTAGTAAGTTTGGCTCAATCCCAATCCCCGGAAACGAGGTGCAGTTGAATGGTTCAGATCTGGTATCATCCGCAAAAGAAGAGCAGACAGCCCTTCGTGATGAGCTTAAGGAAGTTCTAGATGAACTGACCTATAGCAAGTTGATTGAGGGTGATGCAGAACAACTTGAAAACTCTAACAGAGTTATGGCACAAATCCCGATGCCGATATTCACAGGGTGAGGAAGATAAATGTCTGATGATAATAAATGGGAACAACCAGATGCTCCACCCCCACCACTATTTACGGGGAAGAAAGAGCGAGATTTAGTAAAGCAGGTTAATGATGAGCTTATTGAACGAGTAATCGGTCAAACCGTTCTATACTACCCTATCTCTCAGGAGAATACAAATTATCACCCTTTATACGGTGAGGCAATTCAGAAAACATTCTTGCCACCTGTTAGGGTCTATGCCTTGGTTGAATGGGAAGGGTCAGATACTACCAGTACAAACTATGGAATTGATAGGAACGCAACGATCACAATACACTTCCACAAGAGAAGGTTGACCGAAGACCAAGACCTGTTTGTCAGAGAAGGGGACTTTGTACAATATGGAAAAGATTATTATGAAATTGTCACCATTGGGCAACCTACTGAATTGTTCGGCAGAACAGAACACAAGATGGAAGTGGTAGCTAAGTGCACTATGGCTAGAGAGGGGTTGTTTGATGGAAACTAAAGGATCAAACTTAGATAAGAAGATTTATAATATTAGTCCCTGTACACTGGAAACGATTGATACCGCAGTGCACAAGTGGGTAGACGAACATATGGATATTTTCTGCACCACAAACAAAGGGTGGAAGAAAGTCCCTTGTCTTTGGTCAACGGCTGAACGAGCGAAACAATCCAAAGGTGCTCGTGAGGCTAGAGATCAGGCAGGGCAAATTATCCTCCCAGCTATTACCGTAGAACGCAATGGTGTGGTAAAAGATCCGGCAAGGAAAGGACCATATTGGGCTAACGTGCCCCCTACAGACGACCGTGGCGGCGTTTTCGTCGTCGCACGCAAGATTAACCAAGAGAAGACCAGTAATTTTAATAATGCAGAGTCTTTGCGTAAACGAGGGCAAGTTAATTTTAAAACAGAGAAGAAAAGTAACAAGACAGTTTATCAATACAAGGCGATTCCTCAACCAGTATATGTTGATGTAACATATAAGATCTCTGTCTGGGCAGAGTACCAGCAACAGATGAATGAGATCGTCCAACCTTTTATTACAGAGGGCAAAGGTATTAATTACGAAGTTATTGAACATGACGGTCACAAGTTTGAAATTTTCATTGGTCAGGACTTTTCACAGAGCAACAACGTCGCCGATATGGGTGAGGATGAGCGCAAGTATCAGACAGAAATTGAGATCAAGGTCTTAGGTATGCTGATTGGCGACGGACCCAACCAAGATACCCCGAGAGTGGTGATCACAGAGAACGCCGTTGAAGTCAAGATGCCCCGTGAAAGGGTGATGACTGACGAAAAACCCGGAGAATGGGAAAAATCCAAATTTAAGGGATAATTTGGGATAATTTAGTTCCTTTCGGGTTTTATCATACTATTTATTAGAGAAATGAGTTTCAAGGAATTGATTCTGTATAGCTCATTGATTCACAATCGAGAAACTTAAGGAGAGATTTAGAAATGTCAGTAAAGAAATTTAGATTTGTTTCACCCGGTATTTTCATCAACGAGATTGATAACTCACAACTGCCCGGAACGGCAGAGGGTATTGGTCCGGTGGTCATTGGACGGGCAGAAAGAGGACCGGGTATGCGACCCGTAACGGTAAATTCGTTTTCCGAATTCGTAGAAATGTTTGGTAACCCTGTTCCCGGTGGAGCCGGTGGGGATATTTGGAGAGACGGTAACAAAACCGCTCCAACCTATGCTGCCTATGCTGCACAGGCTTGGTTGCGAAACGCCGCTCCCTTAACTTTTATTCGCTTGTTGGGTCACCAACACGACGAAGCTACCGCAGAAGGTGCTGCTGGGTGGGCTATGGATCCCGGAGAAGCATTTGGCTTGTTTATTGGCAAGAAGCCAGTAGACGGTGGGGATGTACATAAACAATTGGCACTTGCAGCAGTCATTTACTCAAAAGAGGCTGGCACAGTTGGTCTATCAGGTGATGCACCGAACGGCGACTCTGTTGGTGGTGACGCAAATACTTTTGTCAAGATCCAAGGCACACACAACGAGTGCAAGATTCAAATTGACGGCACGAGTTATAGCGTGAACTTCAACCCTTCTTCTAAAAAGTATATTAGGAAGGTCTTGAACACTAATCCAACTTTACTTAATTCAGCCGTAACTCGTTTCACTGCACAAGAGGCGTATTTCTTAGGAGAGACTTATGAATCTCATTTGTCATCCGTAGCTGGTCAGTCTGACGCATCCGATGGGGTTGCAGTCATTCTTAAACTGGACGCAAACCCAACATTAGACAAGAGCGATCAACAGCAAGAAGCGCAAGCTCCTGCCACTGGTTGGATCTTAAGTCAGCACCAAGGTATTCATGGCGAGCACGCTGTTTCCGGCGTTGACTATGCCTCCGGCGTAACAAAGTTGTTCAGACTTGAGGGTCTAGATGACGGTGCTTGGGCATCTTCAAATGTTAAGATTGAGGTTTCAGATATTAAAGCAGCCGATGGTGATTTTAATCCATACGGAAGCTTTACTGTTACTTTAAGAACTACTGACGACAGTGATATGGCTCCGAAGTATCTAGAGAGATATTCTTCAGTAAACTTGAATCCGGCTTCTTCAGACTACATTGCGAGAAGAATTGGTGATATGAAGACTGAATGGAGTTATACAGAGAACAGATACAGAACGACAGGTCAACATCCCTCAATGTCACGCTTTGTTCGTGTTGTTATGAACGAAGATGTGGATGCTGGTGTTACAGATGCAGGTCTGATTCCTTTTGGGTTTCAAGGACCGCCATCTCCGAGATCACTAGTCGCAGAGATTAACGATGCAGGAACAGCCGTAGATGCGGCGATTACACCAGTTGCTATTGGTGGTGATTCATTGCCACAGGACCAGAGGGCTGTTTCTGGAAACATCGTCGGCGGTGAGGCAATTGCCGGTGGCTCTTCGGTTACTTTAATCTTCCCAAGTCAGGCATGTCGCAGCACTTCCGAAGAAGGAAGATTATCATCAGCAGATATGGCATCATTCGGTGCCACTTCTAACGAAGCAGACAGTACTCGCAGAGACGCTTCCTATTCTGAAGCTCTTAGACCTTGGTCTGCGAACAGCGACAATTTGAACAGTCAGAAAGATGAAAGCTCAAATGCTATTACCAGAGGTGCTTTGCGCTCCTCGGGATCATACGACAATTTAGCTACCGGTGAAGCTGAACTGGTTGGTAGTTCTGTAGACACAGCGACCGTAAGAGCGGCTTGTGGCGACGCAGAAGCTTTGGGTATTGTTCCAAACTTCACTCTGGATGACATGGTGATGATGAACGTGACAACCGGAGCAGGTTATAAGAAAAGCTCCCAGCACGCACAGTGGCTTCCGGGCTCACGAAGAGCAGGTGCTTCCATTTCTGTTCTGGGTAATGATTCTTGGACATCCGACGACACAACACCAACCGGTGGCGACTACAAGGATGTTCTAGATGCTGGCTTTGATTCTTTCTGTATGCCACTTGTTGGCGGTACAGACGGTGTGGACATCACACAAAAAGAGCCTTTCTCCAATGATGAGCTTGACGGTGGTACACCACAGACAAACTACGCATACAACACTGTTAAGAGAGCGATTGATTCAATTGCAGACCCAGAAGTTGTAGAATGTAACCTTGCAGTAATGCCGGGTATCAGCAACGAAGGTTTGACTGGTCATTTGCTTAGTACATGCGAGGGTCGTGCAGACACCCTAGCCATTATTGACCTTAAGGGTGACTATAAGCCAAATACGGACAACACAGATCCTGAATCAGCACGCTTGCCACAGGTTAAGCAGACTGTACAGGCTCTTAAAGACAGAAGACTTAATTCATCTTACGGTTGTGCATACTTCCCGTGGGTACAGGTTAGAGACACCATCAATGATGCAGTTCTCTGGGCTCCGCCTTCAGTTGTAGCACTCGGTACGATGGCTAGTTCACAACGTAAGACTGAAGTATGGTTCGCACCCGCTGGGTTCAACCGTGGTGGTCTTACTGAAGGTTCAGCAGGTCTTCCAGTATCGCAAGTTAGGTACAGACTTACTTCTAAAGAGCGTGATGCGCTATATGAAGCTAACATTAACCCAATTGCTACTTTCCCTTCAGAGGGTATCGTAGTGTTCGGTCAGAAGACGCTTCAGGTTACACCATCCGCACTTGATAGAATTAACGTACGACGTTTGATGATTTTCTTGAAGAAAGAAGTTTCAAGAATTGCAGCAACGATTCTGTTTGATCAGAACACAAGTGTTACTTGGCAGCGATTCACTTCACAGGTAGAGCCTTTCTTGGCATCAGTCAAGAGTCGCTTCGGTCTGTCGGACTTCAAGGTTATCCTTGATGAAACTACGACAACTCCGGACCTTGTGGATAGAAACATTCTGTACGCAAAGATTATGTTGAAGCCAGCTAAGGCAATTGAGTTCATTGCACTCGACTTCGTAATCACACGTTCAGGTGCTTCATTTGAAGATTAAAATACAATAAGTATGGGGGATTACAAATCCCCCTACTACTTATTATTAGTAAAAGCCGAAAGGCTGTAAACGACTTTATATAAGAGAGGAAAATAAAAATGGGTTTTTGGTCAGATTCAACACAGAAAGATCCCAAAAGAGCATATCGCTGGGTACTAGAAGTAGGAACTATTCCTGCATACACACTTAAGAAGGTTAGCAAGCCGTCATTTACGGTTAGTGAAATAGGTCACAAATACCTTAATCACACTTACTACTATCCGGGTAGAGTGGAATGGGCAACTGTCTCAATGACAATCGCCGATCCCGTAGACCCAGATATGGCAGCAACAATTGCAAACATCATCAAGAGTTCAGGATATGCTCCTGCGCAGGCTGAAGGTGAAGTGGCAACCATGTCAAAACAGAAGGCTGTTAAAGCAATGGGTAATCAGATTAACATCAAGCAGATTGACAGCGACGGCAACGCCGTTGAGACTTGGACGCTTATTAACCCTTGGGTTAAGGACGTTAAGTTTGGTGAGCTTGATTATGAGTCTGACGAGATGACTAACGTTGAGCTTGAAATTCGTTATGACTGGGCTTCGCTCGTAGTTACTAACGAACCTCACGCCGGTGCTCCAAGTCAAGATAAAGAACTTTGGAAGCAAGGTTAAAATAAAACTTAACAAACTCATTAATTTTTGGTAAAATTGAAGAAATTCCCCGTTTATACTATTTATATGTAGACGGGGTTTTTTTTAATCAAAAGGAATAAGAGGTTAATATGAGTCAAAGAAAGAATGAAGA